GCCAATGCCCTCAACATCGCTGCAACCTATGTAGCCACTAGAGCTGAGACAACTATCCGCATCGACCAGATGCTTGTCGATCTGCTAGACCCAGCAGTACCAACAGATACCATGATTGGCTTGGATTACTTTGACAATTTAAGAATCAGCAATATCCAGCCAGACGGCTCAACCATCGTCAAGACTTTGCAATGCCAAGGTCTATCATGGAATATCAGCCCTAATTCAATGCAGGTAACAGTTACAACACTTGAGCCCATAACCGATGGGTTCATCATAGGAAGCACAGAACGCGGTATAATTGGCGTGAGTGCAATGACTTACTAGGAGATAAACAGATGGCAACAGGCTTCCCAACAACTACAGGCGATATCCTCACAGCGCCTATATTCAACGGCTTAGTCACCTTTACAGTCGATGCAGATGCGACAGCAGATTACACAGCAGTCCTCGACGATCAGTACCAAGTCCTAGTACCTATGAACAAGGCAACAGCCGTAGCGTTCAAGCTGCCTACCAATGCCAGCGTTGCCTTCCCAGTAGGCACAGCCATCACAGTCCTTAACAAAGGCGCTGGACTCTGCACAATCTCAGCAGTAACTTCAGGCACAACAACAGTTCTTTCAGCCGGTGCAGTAGCAGCTTCTCCAACCTTGGCTCAGTACAAGACAGCGGTCTGCATTAAGACTGCAACAGATACTTGGTATGTTGCTGGGGCTATTGCATAATGATTGGTGCAATCACAGCAGGACTGATATCAGCACCTGCGCCTTCTGGATTTTCTATTGATTATTTAACAATTTCAGGTGGCGGTTCAGGCGGTGGTAACTCAACGGGCAACACCTGTTCATCAGGTGGCGGTGGCGCAGGTGGCGTTCTTTCAGGATCTGCTTCATTCAGTGTTGGCAATTCATTTACTGTAACTATTGGCGCAGGTGGCGCTGGAAATAACGGCGCAGGTAACGCAGGCTCTACTTCTACATTTTCATCATTCTCACCAACCGGCGGCGGGCGCGGTGGATCATTTGATTCACAATTGGGCGGAAACGGTGGTTCGGGTGGTGGCGGTGCTGGTCGCAATGCACCGGAAACAAACACAGGCGGAACAGGCGTATCAGGTCAAGGTAACGCTGGTGGAACTAACTATTATTCAGCAGGAGCAATTTCATCCGGCGGCGGTGGTGGTCAATCAGCAGCAGGCGCTAACGGAACATCTGGTTCTGGTGGAGCAGGCGGAGCAGGAATAACTACTTCTATTACCGGAACTTCAACGCAATATGCAGGCGGCGGTGGTGGCGGTGGTCAAGACGGCGCAACTGGTGGTACAGCTACTGGTGGCGGTGGCGCTGGTGAAACAGCAGGAGCAGGACAGAACAACGGTTCTGCTAATACTGGCGGCGGTGGTGGCGGTGGCGCTGCAAACAGCGGTGCATACGATGGCGGCAACGGCGGCTCAGGCGTTGTAATTATTGCTTATCCCAACACTTATGCAGCTCTTACTTCTATCGGTGGCGGTTTAACTTATGACCAGCCAACACGATCAGGCTACAGAGTTTATCGATTCACAGCAGGAACAGGAACGGTGACTATCTAATGGCTCATTATGCGTTCTTAGATGACAACAACATTGTCACAGAAGTTATCGTTGGCAAAGATGAAACAGAACTCATCGATGGTTTGAGTCCTGAGGAATGGTACGGAAACTATCGTGGGCAAGCCTGTGTTCGCACAAGCTATAACGGTAAAATCCGCTATAACTATGCAGGGATTGGTTATACCTATGATCCTATTGACGATGCTTTCATTCCTGCCATGCCTGAGTGCGGTCACGATGAATTGACTTTGACTGATAAGAAGCAATGGGAGTGTTCTAATGAAGCCCACACTCTGTAAAGCTGGACAACAGTTAAGAGAGCAGTTCGATGATTCTTACCCGTCAAGAGATAGAACCTCAGATGGGTGGATTGGCGATACCCGTCATTCAGCGCGTACTTCTGACCACAATCCTGATGAACAAGGTATCGTCAGAGCCATTGATATTGACAGGGATTTATCTGGAAAGAAAAAGCCTGACCTCATGCCTGACCTTGCAGATCAGATTCGACACGCAGCAAAGTCTGATAAGCGAATTAGTTACATCATATTCAACGGGCGCATCGCGTCAGCTCGCTTGGGCTTTCGCTGGAGAAAATATCGTGGAAGCAATCCGCACAACTCTCATTGCCATATCTCTTTCAGTAAGAAGGGCGATGCAGATGGCTCGTTCTTTAATATCCCAATGATAGGCGGCACAGCATGAACATGAAGAATCCAGCAATCCTTACAGCAGGAGCGTTCCTAGCTGCATGGGGAGCATCTAACTTTGCACTCGATTACCGCTCAGTTCTTTGGGCTGTACTAGCAGGCGTATTCGGATACGCAACGCCGAAACGATGACACAGGAGAACTTCTTTACTCTTTACTTTGCGAGCTTGGCAGTTATTGGCGGCTTGGCTGGGTATGTCATTACTCATTTACTCTCTGAAATTAAGAGATTAAATAGCCGTGTCGATGAGATTTACAACATACTCTTAGATAGATAATAAAGCCATGGCAAGAAAGCGACCAGTCATCGACCTCGATACTTACAGCGCGCTCGATGCTTATGCGATAGCCCTTAACGAGTTCTATAAGAGCTTGCGTAAGGCTGGCTTCTCAGAGACTCATGCCTTCTGGCTGCTCTCTGATCGTGAAGCTTTCCCTGATTGGCTAATCCCTAACCTTCCCAATCGCATAGATAACATTCCCTATGATGACGATGATGAGGACTAATGCCAGCAGTCAAGAGGATAGTAATTCTCAGCGACCTTCAAGTTCCCTTTGAAGATGTACACCTTACTCGCAACATAGCCAAGTTCTTACAGACCTTTAAGCCTGACCAGACCGTCACCATCGGTGATGAAATAGACTTTCAGACTATTAGCAAGTGGTCAGAAGGCACACCTCAAGCCTACGAGCAGAGCCTAGGCGATGACCGTGACCGTTGCGTAGAGCTGCTATGGGAACTGGGCGTTTCGGATTGCATTCGTAGCAATCACACGGATCGTTTGTACAACATCATTATGAAAAAGATTCCCTCATTCCTATCCTTGCCAGAGCTGCGCTTTGAAAAGTTTATGAAGTTCGATGAGCTTGGCATAACCTTCCATAAGAACCCTATGAACATCGCTCCTAACTGGATTGCTGTTCATGGAGACCATACCCCTATCAAGCAGCAAGGTGGGCTCTCAGCCCTTGAGGCAGCCCGTAGGCACGGGAAGAATGTAATCTCAGGACATACTCACAGGGCAGGGCGTAGCGCCTTCACAGAAGCCTCTGGTGGGCGTATAGGGCGTGTTCTGCATGGGGTTGAGGTAGGTAATCTTATGGACTTTAAACAGGCTGGATATGTCAAGGGAACGGCTAATTGGCAGCAAGCTTTTGCGATCATGTATGTCAAGGGCAGTAATGTACAAGTGGACATAATCCACATCGAGAAGAACGGCACATTCATCGTGCAGGGCAAGGTCTATGGAAGGGCTCGGTGAGTTTGCTTCACCCTACTTTGAAGATGAAGACCCCTCTCAAATCGTTATCATTTCGTTATCTAAAAAGGGCGGCTGTCGCATACGCCTGATGTAATCTAGCCCTAACAACAACAGAAAGGGCTCAAATGAATATCTATGTACTTACATTCTTAGCTGTAGTTATCCCGTTTATGGCTGGGTATTACCTAGGAGTATCAGACGGCAAGGTTGAGGGTCGCATCGAGCAGTTTCAGGCGAAGCGATGAATGCCGGTGATTTCCTTAATGAAGCAAGAGCAACAATCCAAGATCGTGGAATGGACTACGGTCACCCGACAGACAATATGTCCAGAACTGCATCACTATGGTCTGCATACCTCGAAGTGCCGGTTACGGATTACCAAGTGGCGATGTGTTTGGCGCTGGTCAAAGTCGCAAGAAGTATGGAAACATCAAAGGTCGATAATTACATCGACGGAAGCGCCTACTTTGCTATTTCAGGACAACTGAGGGAACAGGAGAACGATTTATATGTTTAACCTAGAAGATTACGAGACAGTAGAAGAGCGCCTAATTAAGTTCTGGAAGGATCACCCTGATGGTCAGATTCATACAAAGATTATTCATTCAAGTTCTACTCAATATATCGTTGAAGCTAGTATCTATAGAACTGAGGCTGATGCTCGACCTTGGACTACTGGGCTCGCTGAAGAAACGGTACAAGGGCGTGGAGTTAATGCTACTTCCGCTCTTGAGAATTGTGAGACAAGTGCGATTGGGCGCGCATTGGCTAATGCAGGATACGCAACTAAGGGCAAGCGAGCATCTCGGGAAGAGATGAGCAAGGTCGCAGCCCAGTCTGAAGTAAAGGCTAAGCTCTATGAAGTAAAGGCTAAGATGGCTGAGACTTCCCAGCAATATGTACCAGTAGAGAAAGCGAGTGATCCATGGGAGATTTCAAATGCTGCACCGGTGATAACGATGGAGCAAGCTGTAGAGACGGTCAAGGCTGTCCTTGGTGGCACTCCGACAGACGAGAGTTGTATCCATGGTGCTCGTGTCTGGAAGACGGGAACTAAGAAGACCGGCGGTCAATGGGGTCATTGGAAGTGTATGAATCAGATTCAAGGAGATGCAGAGCGTTGTGATCCTATCTGGTACGAGATTGATAAAGTCACAGGACAATGGAAGCCACAGGTAAAGCGCTGATGGGATACATACAGTTCTTAAACCAAGATGGAGAATGGGAAGAATTCCCTAATGAAGAGCAGAGAGCCAATCTCAGGGCTAATGCTGAACTGCTCGAAGAGATGGGTTACAAGCTGATATGCCAGTTATGTAATAAGTTCCCAACTAGAACACAGATACGATCTAGATACTTGCTCCATGAGTGGACTTGCGAAGAGTGCCACACAGTTAATTCTGCTGGGAAAGCATGACTCGAAGCAGGAAAGACCGAGGCTATCGTACTGAGCGAGTGGTTGCAGCCTATCTCTCGCAATGGTGGAGAAGCGCTAGTGTAGGTCGAGGGGCTGGTAAGGATATTCTCAATGTTCCGTTCGATGTTGAGATTAAAGCTAGGACAGACTTCCAGCCCTTAGCATGGTTGCGCCAAGCCACTAAGAGAGCAGCAGCTCATCAGGAGTTGCCGTTCGTGGTGTGCCGTATGAATGGACAGGGTGAAGATGCTTCCGAGTATCTTGCTTTCATGCGGTTTAGTGACTTGGTTCAACTATTGCTTAAGTCCGGTCACGGAGATATACAGCAGGATTCGGTACAATTAGAACCTGAAAGATGCGCAGCTTGCGGATCGTGGAAGTTAGTGGGAGTGCCATGCCGTACTTGCCAGAAAGTCGATAATGCCAATCTATGAGTTTGAGTGTAATAACGAGTCATGCGAGGCTAATGCTCGATATGACAAGGAACTATCTATAAGCGAGCCACACGATCTGGATTGTCCGTTCTGTGGTGAGACGATGAGGAAGGTGTACTCAAGTGTCCCAGCAGTCCATTTCAAAGGTTCAGGATTCTATTCAACAGATAAGTAGTTATGCACAGCCTGTGGATAAGTGGTTACGAAACATACTTACACGCTCAAGACACGCCCATGTTATCCACATGCTTGACAGGCTTGGTACACTATCTTCGCTAGAGCCCTTCAGGGGCTCAGAGCGGGCGCTTAAGCGGATAGCCCGCTCGGTAGCAATCGTTATTGGGATAGCTCTATCTATGCAGAGTACTGCAATAGGTCAAGGCTCAATAGATCCTATTCAAAGCGTATTTACATTAGCTGATAAACAATTAACAGAAGTACAAGAGAAGTGCCACGATTTAATTACATTCAAGGAAAGCAGTAACAATCGCTTTGCTCAGAACGGTAGTCATCACGGTTACTATCAAGGTAGAAGTAAGTATCTAAAGGGTAAGCCAGATGATGTGCAGTTCTATTGGTATTGGCGTTATGTATCATATAGATATGGGATAACAGAGTATGATGAGCCTGACTATTGTAAGGCGTTACATCATCTTAAGACTAGGGGCTGGCAATGATAAGAGGGTGGTTGTGTTGGTTGCTTAAGCATGACTGGTCTGCCTTTAGTTATCAGGACTCAAGTTATAAGTTCTGTATTCATTGTAATGAATGTGTGTTACTTGATGAGTAGTAAACGCAATGATCCTAGATTATCGAGGAAGTATAAAGAGGTAAGGCTTAAGGCATTAGCTCGTGATGGTTG